CAAAAGAATTTAATCCTATAAATCCTAAGTTAAGAATTGCCTCGTCAGATGTGAGCCACCATTCGCTTGATATAAGCTCGGCTACTTCTTCAGTTGTTTTCCCTGACCTTGCAGTTAAATTCTCTACGAAAACCACTCAACAGTTTTTGTGAAAGTTCCGTTGTTCGCGTTGTAAACTTTCAACTTGCCGTTGTTTTTTGCAAGTGCATCGAAGTTCATATTCTTTGCTTTTGCTTGACCCGAACCTAAATTCTTTTGCTTAGTTTCAAAAGCACGAATAGCAACGTTTACGGCTGCAACTTTTACATCAGTGATTTTGTTATTCACTTTTGTTTTTGCAGAATCGTCTTTTATTTTTTCGGCAATGTCGGTAATCTTTTGAGCCAATTCGTTTGTGGCTGTTTGATCTACAGGTGCGTCAGGATTTTCACCCATAGCATTAATTTCAGCAGTTATTGCGTCAATTTCAGTTTGTAATTCTGGTGGAATTTCTCCACCGCCTTGTGTTAATGCTACTAACACTAACGCTAGCAAATCTAAAAAAACTTTTTTCATTTTGTCAGTTGTTTTTTAAAATTAATAAATTGGTTATATACGTTAGTGTTTAACGCTTTTTTCTTTTCGATATAGTTTTTGTAAATATTTTCTTGCTTTGTTTTTGCGTGATTCATTACAGCAAAAGAATTTAATCCTATAAATCCTAAGTTAAGAATTGCCTCGTCAGATGTGAGCCACCATTCGCTTGATATAAGCTCGGCTACTTCTTCAGTTGTTTTCCCTGACCTTGCAGTTAAATTTTTAAGAAGTATGTCGTTCTCTATTTTATCGAGTTGGTCAATCGATCGTTGCAATTCAATTGAATTGCCATACCCGCCACCAGCTGGCTTATGATTCATAACCATTGCGCCTTTAGCAATATTCACAATATCATTTTCATCAAACAAAAGGTTTGCGGCACTTGCACAAATTCCAAGGATATTAAATGTTTTTTTTGCCGGTGAATTTTTAATGATTGCCCGGATCGCCACGGCTGCAAAAACTTCACCTCCGTAACAGTCAATGTTAACTATTAGTTCATCGCTTGAGCCAATAGAATTAATCTCATTTTTTACTGACATAGGCGAAACTTCCCCTACATTCTCAATGCTTGAAACAATATCCCCAAATATGTTGAGTTCTTTTATCATTATATAATTCCCTTTCCTTGTTCTGCAATTGTTTTGTAATCAATATCTAATCCAATTTCACTTTTAACGAATTTAGAAAAGTGCTCACAGTACTTTGAGTGGTTTTCGTAGAGAATTTTATTTGCTTCTTCATAGTTGGCAAACGTTTGCCCGGACGATGGGAGCAAAACAAAAGGAACGCCCAGCTTAGAGCACATAAATTCTTCACAAACTCTTTTAGTGTCAAGTATTCCGAGCTTAGTGGAGTCGAAGATAATAGTATTTATGTTAACTTCACGCCTAAATATCAGCATATTGTTTTGTTCGCTTGTCGCAACCCCATGTTTTTCTGAAAGGTCTTTCTCCATTTCAGTAATATCTTCCGGTGTAAGTTTTGCAAATACCGGTGATCCATTCGGAGTTTTCGGGGAAATAACAGTAACAAAACCACTCTTACTCATGCCATTTTTCTGACAGCTTAGAGCGATGTTATAAAGTTTTTGGTATGGTTCGCACTTGCAGTATATTGTATTTTCGCCACAGTAGGCGTTAGGCTCGTCAAATTGGAATACTTCCGCTGATGGATATCCGTGAATTGAAACCTTGTCGCCTGACTTGGTATAATTTTTTGAAGAGATATAAAATATCCGACCTTCAATTTTTGCAAATATGGCAAAACCAACCTTTAAATAATCGTTAAGAATTGCGCTCGAATACTTTGATAGTATTTTTAAGAACTGAATGTATTGGAAGTTGGTTGCGTTTGAAATGTCGGTTGCCCTCCAATTTGTACCGTTCAATAAATCGGTTCTATAATCTTTGATTTGTGAATAAAGATTGAACTCGTCAATGGTATAACCTATGCCTGTGCCATAGAAATGATTAATAGAAGAGCCGGTTCGACCTAAGTCGAGCTGACTCGGTGTTCTTTTATTTCCAAATGAGAAGTTAAATATTGACATATGATTGTTTTTGTGGGGGTAGTCGGAGTCGAACCGACCGAACAACTTTATTGATAAATCAAACATGTACGAACCACATACCCCCATTAATTCGTTTTCGTTGCAAATATAATCATTTTTTATTACACGCAATAACTTTCACTAAAAAAGTATTTTTAATTCTCCAAAAACTAGGATGTAAGCCATTATTGCATTATTAAGGCAGTCAATATTATCATCTTTTTCACAATCAATTTTGAAAGTGTAGATTTGTTGTGTATATTCTCTGTTGGCTTGGGTGTCAAATATCAGTAATTTCTGGGTTATTACGTCAAAGTTAGCCATTATTCGCTCGAATTTATCCGCTCGGCTATTCCAACCGTCAACCTGGATTTGTGATGATACACAATCATTGTAGAACTTTAACCCTATTTGCCCATTTGTTTCAATGAAGGTACGAGTAATGGGATAATCTTTTTGCCACTCCTTAATCTTTTCGGCAATTAAAACCTTTTCTATTTTGTTTCGTGATAAGCTATCGAGTAAATAAACATTGCCGTTCGTATCGGTAGCGGTCAATGTTAGTGCGAAATTATCCCCACCTTTAGCATTGGACGGATCGGCAAAGATAATGTGATTGTGGAGACCTATTGGTTTGGTGTCGGTGAAGTGAATATTTTCTGTTGTAAATATTTCACCGGTTAGTTCGGCGTATAGACCCTCGCACATTACTTGCCAACGCCAATAGTCGTATGACCCTACTTCAGATGCTTGCCCTTTCTTTGTCCATTCGTTAAATAGGTTTATTTGATTGGACGTTAAGAATGGGTTATCTTTCCACGTTGTTTTTAAGAAGTTTGTTTCAGTGATTAGGTCCTTAATCCAAAATTCTCGGTAAGGATTGAAGTCAAAAAACATTTGACCCCGATTATTAATCATTAATTTCTCAACTGTATCCTTTGAGAATGTATTGCATTCGTTAATATATCTAACATCACACGCTCCAAGTGAGTTTGCTATGTTATTAGCATTGGTATTATCAGCAATATTTATGAATGCAAGCTCATTATTTTTATATCGGAATGTTTTTCTTGTCTCATTAACATTAATTTTATGTAAAATTGGGTTAAATATTTGTTTAAAATCAGACATTAATCCAAAGTTTTGTTGCTTTGGGGACTCAGAAAAGCACTGAAATTTCTTAAAATTAGTTGATAGAAAGTCGATTCCGTTGTGTTGGAGGATGGAAAATGTTTTTCCGGAGCGTTTTGATCCCTGGATTATAACAAGAGATTCATTTTTTGTTAACTCGAAAAAGTCTCTATATTTTTTTATGACGTTAATTTGCATTGTCAGACAATTGTAATTGTTATTTCGTTGTCTCCGTCATCTTTCTGATCAGGCATATTGCCGTATTTTTTAGGCATCATTTTCGACAGTGCCCATTTTCGAGTATCAACTTTTAATCTTCTATTTTGAACATCCCCCGAATCAACCATAGTACCAAACTTCGTTGCGGTTCTCTCAGGAGATTTATCCGCAATATCAATCATATCCTCAAACATTAACTCAGCACGCTCTATAGTAGCTCGTGCGTATTGATTGGATTTATTTTCATCCTCTCTCATCCATACAAAAAAAGTACTTACATCAATTTTAACTTTAGAGCTCTTTAAGGCAGTACGTAAAGATTTTCCATTTACGATTATTTCGCAAATATTGTCGAATATCTTTGTTTTTTGTTCTTCGCTGTATGCCATTGGTTAAAAGCTTATTGTTGCAAAGATAGTTATTTTGTTTTAAATGGCAATGGATGGTGGGGTTTTGTGTTTGATTATTATATTTTAAAAAAGATAAACATTAAATAATGTTAAGAAAGTGGAGTAAAACGGCTCTAGAAGTGCTTTAAACTATTATTTTATAAAATATTATTATATTATTTATTTATTAATGTTTTGGTGGCTAAATGCATTTAACGTTATATTGTTAACGCATTGTCATTTTATATAGATTAACATGCTTATTTTATTTATGTATTTATTATGCTATAGCCGATTTTTTTCGTGTTTTTTTATAATATAATAATTAACTAAAAGAAAGCTGATTATCAAATGTTTAGGTATTAAAGTGCATTATTATGTACCATTTTGATTTATAATAAATAATATTTTTGGGGTGTATTTTGAAGTTTTCTTGTTGTGGGTGGTGATTTTTAACTGGAAATGATAGTTTATTCGAAAGTATATATATATATTTGCAATCTAATTTAAAAACAGAATAGAATATGGGACTAATTATTGAGGAATCTAAATGTAAATTTGAAAGATCAATTGAAATTCTTTCGAAAAGAGAGTATGATAATATTGAAAAGGCATACGCTTTTGCTGAAACAGAGTTGCAAAATTTAGCGATTGAATTTGCTGCGTGGACACAAGACTCATCTTTTAAAAAAATATTCTTATTATCTGAATGGGTACATAAAAACGGTGGTAGTAAGATATTAACAACAAAGCAACTTTTTGAAATATTCATCGACCAACGTAAAACAAACTAACATGACAACAGAAAAAAAACAAACAAAAACACTGATAGTCTTAACAAAAGCCGAGAAAGAAAAGGCTGCGGAAATCAGTAGGAAATTACTTGGAAAGCGGAATTACTCCGGGCTTTATGCTTATTTTTTAAGTAAATCAATCGAGTAGCATGATAAAGATAAGCGACATAGAGTACTTTTCAAACGACAAGTCGATCAAGATTGCTAATGTTGATTGTATGATTAATATTAGCATGTTAGCAGATGAATCTGTTGATTCTATTATTACTGATCCGCCATATGAAATTGGATTTATGGGACAAAAGTGGGATAGCACAGGTATTTCACATAATACTGATCTATGGAAAGAATGCTTTAGGGTTTTAAAGCCAGGTGGTTTTTTATTGTCATTCTTAGCCACTAGAACGTATCATCGAATGGCATGCTCTATAGAGGATGCTGGATTTGATATCAGAGATATAATAGAATGGATTTATGCGAGCGGGTTTCCTAAGAGTTTAAATTTAGGAAAAACTATACCGAAATATATTGGATTAGGAACATCACTTAAACCAGCTCATGAGCCTATATGTATGGCAAGAAAGCCGTTATCAGAAAAAACTGTAATTGAAAATGTAAATAAATATAGTGAATCAGATTTTAAAAAGGAAATATTCAGTTTCAAAGAAAAATATTCAGATCAAATTATAAAATTAAACCATGACCACTGATATTTTATTCATATTAATAATTGGAGCACTAGTAGGAGCCTCTTCTGGATACTTGGGAAGCTTTATGGTTCTTAAAAGAATGTCTTTGGTTGGAGATGCGTTAAGCCATGTGGCTCTCCCTGGAATTGCCTTGGCGCTAACATTCGGAATTAATCCTATGCTTGGGGCTTTTGTGTTTTTGGACAATACCAATAACTCAACCAATCCAAGCTATACCCTATTGAATGATAGCGTGTTTTTGTACTATTTAAACGCTGATGAGCTGGCATGAATAGCTCATTCACTAAGAAAATATTACGCTTTACCTTTACGCTTGAAAAAGGCGTTTTTGATACATCGGGCAATAACACGCTAACTGTCCAAGGCTTGCGCTCACAGTTATCAATAGCCAACGCCAGCGGCATCCTGGCGACCGCCGACATTCAAATATATGGCTTGCTTCAATCCGATATGAACGCATTGACAACTTTCAAGCTATTAGGGCAGTTTTCAAAAACAGGCATCCAGCGCAACACGGTCATGGTCGAAGCTGGCGATGAGGAAACGGGCTTAACCACTGTTTTCTTTGGCGATATAATCAACTCACGCGCAGAATATCAAAGCGCTCCAGACGTGTACTTAAGAATCGAGGCAATGGTAAATGCGGCTTTAAAAGTTGCCCCCGCTAAAACCTTAAGCTACAAGGGCTTAGTGGATGCTAAACTGATTTTTAAGGATATTGCCACAGCAGCGGGGCTAGAGCTGGAAATTGACGACTCGCTATCCCGTAATATCAGAACGCCTTATTTAACCGGATCAGCCATCAATCAAGCACGGACATTGGCCGAGTCTATTGACTGTGATGTTATCTATGATAACAAAAAAATGATTGTTGTAAGCAAAGGAGTTGCCAGAAAACAATCCGGTGAAGTGCCTCATCTTGATAAATGGAGTGGCTTAATTAATTACCCAAGCTTCGATAACTATTTTATTCTGTTTGATTGTCTGTTTCGGCCTGATATTCAGATGAACTCAGCGGTTAACGTGGTTTTGCCTGTGGAACTGGCTGACAAGGTGGGCGCAAACGTAGCTCAGCAAAATGGCAATGAAGTTGTCACAACCTGGTACATCCAAGCCTTAAGTATCATTTTAACCTCTGAAACCCCTGGCGGATTGTGGCCGACGAAGTGCTCCGCCCAAAACAATCAACTCTTACCCGCGTAACTCACGTTTAATATGATGCCCTTTCGCGTTTTTAACGCCAAAGGGTGAAGGAAATTTAAATAATGGCTAATACTTATTTTGGAAATGCGGACACCTCGACTCATTTAAGCGATGCCAGCCGCGACCGATTCAAAATAGCCCAAGAAATCGACCGGAAAGCCTTTCATAATATCGGTAGAGTCGTGAACGTCTATGACACTGACGAACTAGCCCCCGTTGGGTTTGTCGATATTACCATCATGACCAAGTTAAAACTTGGAAGCGGTGAGCCACACGATCACGACATTATCTACGAAGTTCCATATTTTCGATTGCAAGGCGGTAAAAACGCCATTATCATTAATCCAGAAGTCGGCGATATTGGATTTATTGGGTTTTGTGATCGGGATATCAGCGGCATTGTTGACACCCGCAAAGATAGCTTGCCACCAACCAACAGAAAAAACGACTGGGCGGACGCTATCTATTTAGGCGGCATCTTAAATGGAGAACCCGAACAGTATGTATGGCTTAAAACTGATGGTACAATGGTGCTGCATTCGCCCAACAGCATCACTTTATCATCACCCACTATCAATATTGACGCGGATAATTTCAACGTGAAAGCTTCAACTAAATTTACCGGATCGGTTCAGGCTAACGGTCATGCAATTGACGAAACGCATACCCATATCAACAGCGGCGGAACAGGAACAGGCGGGGTAGTATCATAATGGCAACGATACAAACAATCTTTTTAAACCCAAACACATGGGATCTCGACATTGATGAGAAAGGTAACATAGCCGTTGCTGACGCGCCTTATTCTATAGCGCAGGATGTATCAAGTGCTATTCGTTTATTCAAAGGTGAGCATCTTTATAATTCAATTATTGGCGTACCGTATTTACAGCAACTGCTTGGCTTATCACCCCCGCTATCCATGATTAAGGCCGAGATAGTTAAAGCGGCGTTACGGGTTAATGGCGTGGTGTCGGCTACCTGTTACATTGACTCGACCGCGGACCGCAACATTAAAGGCCGCGTATTGCTGACTGATATTAACAAACAACAAACCACAGTGACCCTATGACCAATGTACCCGTTAATCAATTTTTAGACACTGGTGTACTGATACCAGCTGTTAGTGATGTACTAACAGGCGTACAGGCTGATATTAATAGCGCGTTTGGTGGCAAGTTATCAAGTAACTTGGAAACGCCACAAGGCCAGTTAGCCACGTCTATAACGGCCATTAAAACCGATTCTAACGACCAATTATCACTATTAGCAAATAACTTTAACCCTGAGCTGGCACAGGGTAGCTTTCAAGATGCTATTGGCAATTTTATTGTCGGATTTAAGCGCAAAAGCGCCCTGGCTACCACGGTACAATGTACAGTCATAGGCGCAATAGGCGCAACTGTCAATACAGGCGATAAGGTAGCGGACACTAACGGCAAAATATACGAGGCGCTAGGTGACACGACTATCGGATCAACGGGCGAAACCATAGCCACGTTTGCTTGCACTGAAACGGGCGCTATTTACGCCCCTGCAATGTCCGTTACAACTATTTATTCGTCCATGCCGGGCATTGACAAAGTTTATAACCTGTCTGATGGTATCGTGGGGCGTGGCGTTGAAAGCCAGCGTGATTTTGAAATCAGGCGCAAGGCTAGCGTAGCTATGAATGGGCATGGTTCGGCTGAAGCCATACAAGGCGAAGTGTTTAATGTTGATGGCGTTATTGATTGCTATGTGTACGATAATCCATCCAATTCTGTAGTTAGCGTTGGATCAACTATGCAGCTCGTTGGCGCTCACTCCGTTTATGTGTGCGTGGCTGGCGGCCAGGATAGCGAGATAGCGGCCGCGATAGCACGTAAAAAGGATTTAGGTTGCGGCATGGCTGGCACTACTACGGCTTATGTTACCCGTGCTGGTGATTACAACACGCCGCCAACCGACACTATTAACTTTCAAAGGCCAGCGTCTACCACCATTAAATTTGCCGTTCAAATTCAAAATAACCCAGCTTTACCCGCTAATATATTAACTCTGGTGGCTACAGCTATTCAGGATGCTTTTATAGGCGGCTATGATGTGAACGCCGAACGGATAGGTGATACTATTTTTGCATCAAAATACTATAAGCCCGTTGAATCAGTAGACAGCAATTGCCGCGTGGTGTCCATTAAGGTGGGCATAGTCACCGCTACATTAGACAGCGTGGCCGTTGGCGTTAATCAATTTCCTGTTTGTAATGCTTCTGATGTAGTCGTAACGCTGGTGTAATCATGATAGACGTTGAAAAAACCATCATTTCACAGTATCAAAAAATCCCAAGACTGGTAAGCCTCGTTACTAACATGAATCAATTTTTAGACCCGCGAGCAGATATTGAAGCTTTTTTGACTAATATCATGGATATTGAAACGGCCAACGGGTACGGCTTAGATTGTCTTGGAAAGATAGCGGGTATTAGTCGCCTTTTGAAGATAACTGACACTATACCCGCATGGGGTTTCAATATTACGGGTGCTAGCCCACAGCCTTACAAACCCTTTAATTATGCTGTTTTTAATATCAAAGGCGCGACACAGAATTACATGATGGCGGATGAAATTTACCGTTTTATCATTCAGGCCAAAATGCTAAGTAATATTGTGGCCACCACGTACCCAGCGCTAGACCAGGTTTTAAAAAACCTATTTCCTGGGCGTGGCGATTGCTATGTAATTGATAACTATGATATGTCAATTACTTATCATTTTTCGTTTGCCCTAACGCCAGTCGAACAAGCCATTATTGCCATCCCCGGCATATTGCCCAAGCCTGCTGGCGTAGACGATGGCTTGCGACCATTGCCAGACCCACTAAAAGTTTTTGGCTTCAAAATAACAGGCGCAGGCACTCAGCCTTACAAAACATTTAATTATGGCGCTTTTTCAACCTCTTATTAGGATTTTTATTCATGGCAACAGCAATAACAAATAGACCCGCCGCTTATTTAAAGCCAATCGCTGATGATGCAGTAAGCCCTACATACATAACCGCCTCACTACCAACAACCGCCACAGGCACGGGGGCGGCAAGCATAGCCGAAGGGTTTCCACCTAAGACCATGCAAGACCCTAATACCACAGGGATCCCGCCACAAGGCCAGGACATGAACGCCTTCTTAAAGCTGGTGTCTACGCATGGTTATTTTTTAAGCGCTGGCGGTCGTTATCGCTGGGATAGTGCCTTAGTTGCTGCAACAGGCGGCTATCCTGCGGGTTTTGTTTTGCAGTCGGATGACGGACTAAGTGAGTTTGTGAGCTTAATTAACAACAACACGACTAACTTCAATACCGCGCCAGTTGCCACAACCATAGGCATTAAATGGGGGCAGTACTCGGGAAAATGTCGCGAAACGATGGTATTAGATAGTGACAACCTTACCATTCACTACCCCAATGGCCGCGTATATGAAAAGTTTGGCACAATTACAAACGTACCAACTGGCCAAAGTGTACTAACCTTTAACGTTCCCTTTCTATCTTTCCAAACATCGCCCTGGATTGAACCACATGGCGCGTATGTTGCCAATATTTTAAACATCATTACCAGCACTCGAACTCTTAACGGATTTACGATTAACAACCAATCTGGAGCCGTTATCCCGTCTATTTTGTGGCGTTGTACGGGCATGTAGTGGCGGACACAATAAAGCCCCTCACGGGGCTTTATCTTTGATACTGAATTAATTTTTTTTGTCCTTCATTTAAATCCCAAACCATCCAAACCGTAGGCCGACAATCGTAACAAGCCTTAAGGCAATAGCTTTGATATTCGGCCAGGTGGGTATTGCCGCACACTGGGCAGGCTTTTGTGCTGTCTGGGCGTAGGGCGGTTTTGCGGGTGGCGGTTAGGTCAATCACTTGAAGCAATATGATCGATAAAACGACAATAATTATCAAGCGAAATAACCAAAGTTTGCACGCTCTGTGTTATCGAATTGCGCCACACTATTCTTGCGTGTAGTCTGCTAAAACTTACACTATAAACAACATTGCCGCTTAGCTCGTAAAACTCAAAAAACGATTTTTGGTTCTCGTAAACAGCATTAGATAATTCGCCAATACGCTGTCCTATTTGCTCTAGCTCTGTTTTCATCAATACCCCCTAATTTTAAGATGTGCTTGAATAATATTTTTGTTCATTTTTGCATAACCCAGCGCCGAAGGGTGCAAGCCATCTGGCAGATAGTCAGCGCCAAATAGAGAAACAGGCGCAACATAGGTGCAGCTGCGCATAGACTTACAAGCGCTTTTTATCCTATCGTTGATTAGGTCGATTTCCTGGTGCATAGACGCATCAAACTTTGGTGCTGTAGGGTGCATTACCCCAAGCCATGTAACCTTGGCACAGTTGATTTTTTGGGCTATGGTGCGGGTGTTGTTGGCTAACTGGCGGTATTTCTTTTGATAAATGTCGTTAATACCGGCCATCAATTGCACCTTGCCAGCCTTGCAAACGTCAGTATGGTCAATTTTGTATAAAACGTCTGCTGTGGTACTGCCGCCCACGGCAAAATTGGCAGTTGTGCCACGTTCATAATTGTCGGTTAACCATGCTTGGCTGATGCTATCGCCCAAAATAACAACAGTTTTGCCCTTCACAATCTGGGCGTTCATGCGCCCATGATAGATGCTCATGTAGGTTTGCAAGGTAGGCGCTTGTGGCACTGGCGCACAATTTGCCATCGGTGCGGCTAGGATTGCCGAAATAAATAATATTTTTTTCATTTTCCTTTCCCAAAAGTATCATTTAAAAACTTTGACCATTCGGCCAGCTCTCTTTTAAGAGCAGTTTGGTTTTCAACTAATTGCTTCATTTCGCGCTTATTTATATTGAGTTGGTCGCGTATTTTTAATTGCTCTTTTTTTACTTTTGCTTGTATTGCTTCTTTAGCTTTTTTGTTCATTTATCCCCCCAGCCTACGCCCACAAGTGGCGCAGGTGATAATTATAGGTTTAACTTCATCCAGCAACGATTCAAATCTTGGTCTATCGTAGTGGAACATTTTAATAAGTCCGGCTTTTGAATATCCGGTTTTTTGTGCCATTTCGCTTAAACTTTTAAGGCCATTGGCTTTGGCTAGTTGGCTTGGTTTCATACTACCCCTAAATACCCCGCTTGCGCGGGGTGTTGTTGCGTTAATTATTTAGATTCACTATCAGCTTCAAGCATAGCCAATAATTGTTTTTGATACTTTTTGGTAAAAGCGTGCGTGTATTCGCTCCAAGGCCAAGCCCGTGATGGAGTTCTAACAGCGCGGCTTGAGTCGGTATGGTACTGAGTGTCAATATAAAACCGTCCGCCTTTATCCCACGAGCCAACCATGTTTGGTTGAAATGAGCCATTTTTGATAGATTCGATTATTGATTTCATTGTCATCTCCAAGTTATTTAGTTTTTATGTTTGGTCAATCTCTTGACTTGCTAACTATTATACTTATTATTTTAAAAAAGTCTACTTTTATTTTAAAAAAGTATAAATTATTTTCACGGGCATTAAAAAGCCGCTGGGGAGCGGCTTATTGTTACACTAAAACGACCCAAGCCGGACGCTGTTTTCTTCAATATCAATATGCTCAGGATGGCAAACCACCCACTTTATAACATCATAACAAACCGTTTCATCATAAAAAATGTCCAATACCAGCATTTCAGTATCGTCCGGTACGTCCTTCAAAGCCTCGAAAAATTCTTTTTTAGTCATAAGCACCAACCTCAATAACTCTAGCCGTCATTGCTTCAGTATCACATTCAACCTCAAGATACTCGCCGTATTTAAACCACTTTGACATTTTACCACGTATCTTTTCTGCTTTCATTTCAGCCAAGGCTTCAGCCTCATCTTCTGGCAACCCCATTGCCTCAACTTCGCGCTCTACCGATGCTCTTACAGCGTCATACATTGTGTCAGGGTCCTTCATTGTTACTCGTATTTTCATATCCTCACCTATTTTTATTAATCAAATTTAGTCACATGCCGCCAGCGAGTACCAACAACCAAATATTTTCCGCTGATAAACTC